AAATGGAAAATCACCACGATATTCTAAATCTGGTCTTACTCTAATAACCAAATCATAATCTACTCCACTTTCTTCCATCATTCTTCTAGCATCCCAAATTCTATACCAAGTTAAACATTGTACAATATCATCATTGGATTGTATAGGTATATTTGGTCCTCCTGGAATCTCATCAACTTCTGTAATGTAATTTAATTTTGCATCAGGATATATTTCTTTTATTATTTCTTCATCTCCACCTTGAGTTTTTGCTGTTGAAATATATAAATCACAATCTAAAACATCTAAAATTTTTTCCTTAAAAGATTTTAAACATCGCTCTTTCCAATGTGACCTCATTCCTCCTGTCATCCAAACTGCTGTTTTCATAATCCACCTCTAAAAAGATGTTCGAATCTATCTTGCTTAAAAAATGAAGGAACAATATCATTATTTAAAATGAACTGTTCATTTGAATCAAACCATTCCAAATTGTGTATTTTTTCTTTTAAATTATTTAAATTATTAGCATGATGATTATGATCTGTGTGTCCTCCACTTAATATTTTAACTGCTATTTGTTCAGCAGTACCCAACCACGCCAAATGCCAACCAGTTTTAGTTTGATCAAATGGAAAATTCATGTGTCTATCATCTCTGTTATGTCTTGTATTCTCTAAATCAAAATCTGAATCAAAGTTCATAATATATCCACCGCTCCAAGAATTCCGTCTCCACACATTAATAAAATACGTTGATAAATGTAAATATCCTGCACATGGTAATGCGCTTTCTAGTAATTTGGGTAAATATTGCTTATCATATATTTCATCACAATCCGCAATAATTATTATATCATCTTTTGTTAATCCCCAATCACTACAAATATCTGTAATTAATCTTCTTTGATTATGATCATTCCAACTAGAAATGAGGTCTGAATAATTTGGTTTAAAATCTGAAGGAATTTTACTTTCTTCTCCTTTTGCTAAAGAATTAAAAGTAACCATTTCAACTTTATCCATATATTTTTTAAATCTATCCTGTTTAGAAAATACATCTTTAAAATGTAATGGTTTTTCATCTCCTTGAAAAGTGTGTGTTCCTTCTATAATAAGGAAGTTATCTACAATATCGTAATATTCTTCTAATCTGAATTCTAAAATATCAACTTCATTAGCATAACCAACAAACATAATAGTATCAAGAATCATTTAAAACCTTTTCAAATAATTTATTATAATTTTCTGCCATCGTTGTATGTGAAAATTTTTCAATTGCCCAATCTCTAATGTCTTCTGGTTTGTGTTTTAAATATGGTTTCTTTCTTAAACATTCTATCATATTTTTTACATCATTAAAAATATAGCTAGAATCATAAACTACTTCAGATACTCCTCCTGATTGTAATCCAACAACAGGTACACCACAAAACTGAGCTTCTACTATAGATAATCCAAAAGGTTCATTAAAATTTGGTGAATAGGCAGTATGTATATAAACTTCTGCATCAGAAAAGAATTCACTTTTATCTTTTTCTGTTTGTAATTCTCCACACCATTCAATTCTAGGATGTTTAAGTGTTCCATGTGATCCAGCAGCTTTTATAAACCCACCCAATTCGTCTGCTATTTGTTGAACTAATTCTGGACTTTTTCTTCCGTCTAATGAACCCATCCAAACAATTTTATTACAACCCCTTCTCAATTCAAAATCATAAGGAACTATTCCATTGTTAATCACATATTTATTTTCACTATAATCACCTGATCTAAATGTTTCATGTGTCGCTTTATGACCTTGAGTAAGAAATACTTGATGTTCGCTTCCTGTTTTTTCTCCAACATCTCCGTTACAAACAGAAACTCGTTTATAATTTGTACCTTCTAAATCCATAGGATCAGTTGCTTCAGGAAATTGTACCAACATAATATCACCATCTGGAATATAATCTTTAACTTTTCTTTTTCCTTTTCTGAGATCCTGTAAAATAGATTCCTCGAGTTTTATAACTTTACCATTTGGATGAGAAATTGTTGATTCTGTTCTACAAACTAAAGTAACAATATGCTTACCTAATTCACATTGACCGATAAATTGTGATTGTGATACTCTTTCCGTTCCACCATAACCTTGAACGGGTAATGGCAATCTTTCTTGAAATATCGTAAGTTTCATTTTTTTCCTTTTTTCATAGTAAATGCTAATTGTCTACCTTCATTGAAAATTATTTCTCTATTACTTCTTTGAACAAATTCTAAAATATATTTACCCTTACCTTCTCCACTTTCTTCTGTATCATCAATCACGATAAGGGATGCATCATCAAGAATATTCATACAACACATCATTTCATATAAATGATGTAATCCAGACTCTAATTCTTTTCCTGGTATATAATCAAAGGAATCTAAATATAATAGGTCTGCACATATTTCTATCTCACCCAAAACTTCTAAACTGTCTCCGGTAAGTGCTGTAACTTTAGTAGTAGTACTTTCCTCAGTTAAGGTTGTACATTCTTCTCTATTATCTATTGAAATTACTTCACCATCATAATAATTTACAAATGAATCAAATAATCTAGTACTCTGACCATCTCCCCATTGATCCCATGCTCTCAAAGATCCAGTTTCGATTATTTGATAATATTTTCTATCCGCTTCTATCAAATATTCAAAAACTTTTCTAAATGTATTAGATCTTTGTAGAGTGGGTTCTTCATCTAAGCGTTCAGCAAATTCTTTATCATAAACTTCATCAATCCAACTCATAATTTCTCACTTCTTAATATATGAAATAGTTCCAGACTCTCCAGGACCTTTATTAATTTCAACATCAACGGTTGAATATCCTCTATCTAAAAGTATTGTTTGTATTTTAGAATGATCATACCATTCCCAATCATCAAATACCATAACTCCACCAGAAGGTATTTTATCTATAAAAAAATCTACTTCAACTTTCACTGGTTCATATTGATGTGGACCATCAAAAAAAACTAATTTATATTGATTTTCTATTCTTTTTTCTTCATCATATATCGGCACTCCATCAGAATATCTTTTAAAAAATTCCGTATCTTCCAATGGAAAATATAAAAATTCTAATTCATTTTCACAACACCATGTATACATATCTCTCAACATTTTTCGTTTCATTTTATTATTGTAATCTAAACGAATCTTTTCATCTCCTTCAGTTGTCCATAATATATTACCAAAAGGATCAATACCAATATGTATACTTTTATCATCACATCTCTGCTTTTCTCTCATAATTTTATAACTAGATCCTCCAGCCCTTACTCCTATTTCACAAGTAAGTCCTGGCAATTCAGAAACTAATTTTACTGAATCTATTAAAACTTTATATTCTCCTCGATTATCTGTAGAATTATTTAATTTTTCGTTACTTGTTGACATGACTCTTTCTCAGGTTTTGGATATACATTGTTCTCAAAATTCAATTCCTTTGTCGCAATATGTTTTCCTTTTTTATTTAATGGAATCCAGTATAAATATTTACCTTGATCAATATGTTCAGTCCATTCAATAGTTTTAACTGTTTCCTTTTCACCAGCGAATGCCAAAATTCCAGGATCATCTTTAACTTCATCAAACATTTCTCCCAATTTCCCTTTAGAATAAGTTCCAAATCTAGTTGAAACGCTTCTGCGTGGAACAAATTCTCCATCAATTATTAAACCATCTTCTCCTGGTTGTCTATATGCATGATACTTCCAAGAACACGCCTGATAAATTCCTCCATGATGTTTTTGTGTAGCATCTGCATAAGAAATCGCAATATCATAACCACCTTTTCTCCTTAAAGCTTTGATAGTTTTTGATATAAGCCAACTAAGAGGTGCTTTAATACTTTCTTTCCTAACTAATCTAACAAGTTCAATAACATTAACTTTCTTCACTGACCATGTATTATTATTAGACAACGCAAAAAAACATGCAGCAACAATTTCTCCTTTATCACCAAATAATCCACCATTTAAATGAAGACTTCCAACTAAAATTGGATTATTATGACATCTTCCAGAATAATGATATTTTAAAACAAGATCTCTGGCGGGTTTTCTTTCACCCGTATAAAAGTGAAAATCAACTCCTTCATGATTTATACTGTTTGTCATAATTAAATTTCAACAGCTCTAATAAATGTATGATCTGCATATTTTGTTTTATCACTCATATTACCTGAGGGATATGTAGTTATACCAAACACAATTTGTTTCGCTTCTGTTATAGTATCTGCTTGAATTTCAGATTTAACAATTTGTCCTTCTGGTGATTCTATTACAACCATATATTTCATATCTTTCTCCAAGAATTTAATTTAAGAGTGGCTACTGGACCTTTAAATGTATTTTCATCTATAATTGATTTTATTTTTTCTTTTTTTATTCCAGATATTATTATATCATTAATATCTTTAAATTTCAAGTTAGAAGGCCAAATACATACAGAATTATTCTGAATTATTTGCTTCTCTAATTTTTTAACAATTTCATTATTTCTTGGTTCATTGTCATATACAATAACCTTATCTTTAATAAAAGACAAATCAGAAATATCTGATCCAGCCATTGCGATACAATTATCCAGAAACATAGAATCAATTGGACCCTCTACTACATATACATGTTTGTTAATATCAACTCTATCAAGTCCAAATATCTTTTTAAAATCTTCACTAATTTTAATTGTGATATATTTTAATTCTGATTGATCTAATGCTCTTCCTTGTGCGCCTATTAAATTTCCCTTTTTATCAAAAAATGGAATTACTAATCTAGAATCTTTTTCTTGTAATTCATATTTTGTTCCTTCTACAATACTATTTACCCATTGTTTAAAGTCATCAGTATAATATAATGAAGAATGAAAATTGAGAGGAACTTTCCTATTTAACACATATTGTTTAGCATAATGTTCAACAGGAAGAGATCTAATATTTGGTAATTTTATTTGATGTTTCTTCTTAAAGGAAGGTCGCTTGAATTCATATTTTGGTTTTTCTTTTGGTTTTGTATATCTATTTTCTCCATCTTTATAAACCTCAAGAACATACTGTTTATGTATATCTACACTTAAAAATTTTACAAGATTAGATACAGATCTACCATCACCACAATTATGACATTTATAGAATAATGCATTTTGTTTTCTATAAACATATCCTCTAGCCTTAGCTTTATTCTTTTGAGAATCTCCACAAATAGGGCAGCGAAAATTCCAAAGATGTTCTCCCTTTTTCTTAAATGATCGTAAATGTGAAGAGGCTAGATTTAGATATTTGATATCAGTAAAAATACTCATTAGTTTTTCCTTTAGAGAATATATTATTAATTATACTCTCCAAAGGGGCAAATGTCAAGTCTTTTCTATGCAGGGGATTTTTTTAAATCTGTGAATAATCTAAGAAGTTCAACGCCGCAATCTACTACACGTTCAACTTTTTCTTCAGCACCATCATCATCTAAATCAAATTTATCTTTAGCATATGCAACTAATTCAGATAGTTCATCATCATCCAAATCCATTATTTCTGGAATAACCTCATCAATTTCATTTAATGCTGGTTTTAATTTTTTTAATGGATCAAGAAAATATCTCGCATCTGACCAACTAAATTCACCATCATCTAAGGATTTTTCCACCGCTTCTGATAATGAAAAAATGAAAGTCATTACCTCTTTGGTTTGTTCAATTCCTGCCATAAATTCCTTTCTTTATTTAACTGCTTTTTCTACATCAATTGACCCAGTAGTAGGATCATATTTAATTTTAATATTTAATTCGATTGGCATTATCTTCCCATCCTTCATAGTAATGGGGAGTTTACCTTCTACAGCACCTTTAAGTGCCTCTTTTGCTGTCTTAAAAGCATGTGTGGGATCATCTTTAATTACTTTATCTAATTCTTTTTTTGCAGCATCTGGAATTATAGAATCAATCATTTTTTCAACATGAGCTGTTGCTAAATCTTGTGCTTTATCCATCACAAGTCCAGAAATTACATTAAATAGTAAGCCTGCTAACATCACGGTCCTTTCCATATCTTAAATATAACATCGCTCCGGTTCTTTCATCTTCAAGAACAATCGGATCTTTGTAATTTTTTAAACAATATTGTCTAATTTCTTCACCATTATCAATTTCTCCTAATATCTTTCTGTATCTCGCATATTTCTTTTTTCCCAATCTCGCTCTCATAAATGTTGTAGTTGGGACTTTAAAGACTTTTGCTCCAGCAAATCTTCTTGACGGCCCAGGAGGATTAGTACCTAATCCCGCTTGTCCGGTTGTTACAACTGTCGGGCCATCTTCTGGAATTAATAATATTTGTACTTCTTCTTCTTTTAAATATTGTACCATTCCTTGCAAGGAATCATAACATTCTTGAGAATTTATAAACTGTTTAAATTCTTCTTCAAAACTGTTTCTATGATATTCAAAAGATGATGACTGTGGAAAACTTTCCTTAATAATTGTTTCTTCTTTCATAAGAAACAACGCAGCACCAATAGAAGCTATTTTACTTTTTCCACCAGGAAGTTTTTGTAATAATTTTTTTAAATTGAATGCAATAGTATCCATTATCTTATAAGAATCACGTTCTTTAGAAGATAATTCTTTTCTCTTCCTCAAAACTTTACCGTTTTTATCGATGATTCCTAATTTGAAGGCTTCTGTTTTATTAAATGGTGTGGTCAATTTTTTTAAGAATTGATAAGCGAGATAATAATCTACTCCTGTAGTTATTGCAGACATTATAGTTTCCTTAATTCTTGTATTACGTAATCATCCATAAAAATATCACTAGAGTATATATCCTTTCCTCTAATCCCCGTAACCCTATCTGGCATCATAGATAATGATACTAAAAATGGTTTTAATATTGGATAATATTCTTCATGAATTTTAAAAAATAATATCCTAACGGCATCTCGCGCAGGAAAAACATTAGCAAAAACTATCAAATGATTTAAAATTAATCTAGATTTTAGTTCACCTGTTAATCTATAATGATTGAATAGTCTTTTTATATAAGTGGTTTTTTTCATATCCTCATGATATTCCGCTTCATCAATACATTGAGGATTATCATATACTTTCATTGCATATAAATTTATATTACCATCTGTTATATCTGAAAATATCATTCTTCATTTGTCTGCGATTTTTCATCAAGAAGCATATTGATAACATTCAACGCACCGTTTGTCATGTGAATCTGATTCGTAATATTGGTATGCTCTTGGTTCAGAAGTTGCATTCTTTCCGCAAGAGCTTTATTATTTTGAACCAATTCTTCTCGTTTAGACTCAATCTCCTTAATAGAGACAGTTTTCGTATCATCCTTTGTACTCATAATATACCATAATCAAAAAAGTTAAAAACTAATTATGACTGATGGTTGACCCGTATGTTACGACTTTCCAGTTTGTACCATCAAATACAGCCAGTGTCGCCGCTCCGGCGTTCCCATCCGTCACCCATGCAACTTGTCCCGCAGTAGTATTTGTATATGCGGTAACATTTCCAGTATTACTTGACGGAACTTTAAAAAAGTTCTGTATTGTGATCTTTTTATTACTTGGTGATGCTCCTGACGGATCATCGACAACCATAACTAGATCATCTTTAGTAGCCGCCGTCGCAGCAGTCAAGTCTGTTATTTTTTTATCAGCCATAATTTATTCTCCTATTAAGCAATTGTAATGGTTGAATATCCAACCGCTGTCTTAACCGCAGAAGTAAACCTACCTGAAGCTAATTCTAAAGCAGTTGTTGATATTGTGTCAGATAAATCTGCTCGATTACCCATTGCTACATTATTTGCAAGATCATAAGTTGTTGCTTGTGAACTCGTTGCAGTAAACCTCAATGTGTTTCCAGTTCCACCATCTGCTAATGCTACTGCATTAAGATGTGTTGCTGTAGCTGTTACGTTTGATCCAGCTCCTGCTGTAAGTAACAGAGTTGCGGCTGATCCAGCAGTATAAGTTACAGACTCATCCCATGTAATTTCAAATACGATATTATTTGAAGCACCATGTGCTGTAGAAGTAACTATTCTGTAATTTGACATTGTTGGATGTTTCAATCCAAGTGATGCAGTTGCTCCTGCAAGGCCACCAATTGCGACTAATATTTCTGGATCTGCGTCTGCATTTCCATTACCAGTTGCAGCTCCACGTGCTACCCAGCCAGATTCAGTTGCATAGACCTTAGTTTTGTCATAAGGACTATCTGCATCATTCGGCAACCATTTTGGTTTATTTGCCGCAGAGTCATGTGTTGTTCCCCATAAAGGCATTGTTTTCTCCTATTAAATTTTATTACTCGGCTACTATTTTATAACCCATCTCTACATATTTAGGTATTTTATCTCTCATAACAAATACATATTCTTCTAATTCATAATGTCCTACTGGTTTATCCATAAACATTAAAACATTAGCTCCTGGTCTAACCATTCTTTCTAATTGTTGTAATCTTTCATTTTCAAATTCTGACCAATTATTTCCTTCCATCGTAGCAGGATCTTTTGCATCAACTCTATCTTTTAATGTTTTTAAAACTTCCAACGGAGTAGATGCATGCTTCATTACATTTTCCATTTCATTCGCTTCATCTACTGGTTTACCGTGTTTATTATGTTGAGCCCAAGCAAATGCATAAGCTTTGTCAGTTCCAACTTTCTTCTTTAGGGCTTTTACTTGATGTTCTCTACCAGGAGGAGCTTCTTCATTTGCAAATTCTTCATATCCTGGATGACTAATTTTTTTAGTCATTTTCTCTTTAGATTTAATTGCACGTTCTTTCCATTGTTTTTTA